ACCTTCATAATATCATCTTTGCCGGTCCTTCAAAGGGGAGAATTAGGAATTTACAATCCATCGGAAGAGGGCTACGAAAAGCCGATGGAAAGGAGTATGCTACTCTATTCGATATTGTAGATGACTTGAGAATTGGGAAACATGAAAATTTTCTCTTGCGCCATTTCGCAGAACGTGTTACAATATACAACTCTGAGAAATTGACATTCAAGCCATACCACGTGGAGATAACATGACTAAATCGTACCTCCTGGTAACGAACGATATCGTTGTGGGCGGGTCTGACGGCATCGTGAAAGATGGAAAAGTGAGTTTAATGTATCCCGCTCTCCTGGTTCATCAGCGAACAAGTGGTGGGGCATTAGGATTCATGTTAAATCCATGGCTTCCCACAGAATTACTCAGATCATCTTCCGTCGAGATAGACCCATCAAAGATCATCTCTGAATTATTACTATCCCCATCGATGGAGCGGTTCTATAACAATTGGGCTTTGGCAGAAAGGGACAAACAAACAGCCTTTGTAGAAGTATTCGAGAGGCAGATCACCGAAATTGAACGATCCTATCTTGAGCGAAATAAATCGATGAAAGAATACCAACAAAAAACCCCCATGGTAGCAAATACATCATTAACCAATGCGCTCATTGATCTTTTCGATGACAACGATCATTCGTGGGGAGACCCCACCATAAACAACTAAAGAGGTTCTATGAAAAAACAAGAACACTATCTAAATAATGCCCAATTTCTTCAAGCCATTGTCGAGTACAAAAAGAAAATTGCAAATGCCAAGAAGAAACATGAAGAGATACCTGATGTGGATGATTACATCGGAAAATGTTTCTTGAGCATTGCAGAAAACCTTGCTCGTAAATCAAACTTTGCCAACTACACATTTCGGGAAGATATGGTGTCGGATGCAGTGGAAAACTGCCTACGCTCCATTGATAACTTCAATCCAGCCAAGTCTAAGAATCCCTTTTCATATTTCACCCAAATCATTTACTTTGCCTTTCTACGAAGGATCGGAAGCGAGAAAAAGCAACTCTATGCCAAGTATAAGGCGACGGAGCAACTTGGTTTACTCCAAGACATCAACCAAGCCAATATGGAAGAAATTGGCCAAGAAGCAAATTCATTCAAGGTCTATGAAAACATCACTGAGTTCATCCAAAGTTATGAGAAGAGTAAGCGCATGAAGACCCGAAAAGGAAAGCCTAGTCCAAAAACTATGCTTACGAATATCCTTCGATTTGTGGGGGATAGATAATGCGGATTGCCCTGATAAATGATACTCATGCGGGGGCCAGAGGAGATAACCCCCACCTCAACGACTTTTTCTTCCGCTTCTGGGATACTGTATTTTTCCCAGCACTGAAGACCCATAACGTTGATCGGATTGTTCACTTGGGAGATGTAGTAGACCGCCGAAAATTTATCAACTTCGCCATTTGGTATAAGTGGAAAGAAGACTTCTTCGATAAACTTGAAGCCATGAAAATGCCCATGGACATGTTAACCGGCAACCACGATGTCTACTACCGAAATACCAATAAGGTCAATGCGCTCAGTGAATTGCTAGGAAAATACTCCAATATTACGGTATATCAGGAACCTGAAACAGTCACCTATGATGGACTTCAGGTTGCCCTCATCCCATGGATCAACAGCGGTAACCATGACGCCGCAATGAAATTTATTCAAGCAACCCCAGCCCCCATTATCTTCGGGCATCTTGAAGTGGCGGGATTTGAAATGGATCGTGGGGTGATTTGTCTAGAAGGACATAGCCGAACCCTCTTTGATCGGTTTGATATGGTGTTGAGTGGGCATTTTCATCACAAGTCCAGTGACGGAACCATTCATTACTTGGGGAATCAATATCAAATCACCTGGGCTGATTATGAAGACACCCGTGGATTTCATATCTTTGATACAGAAACTCGTGAATTGTCCTTCATTGAGAATCCATACCGGCTATTTCATAAACTTGTGTACAACGACAGCACTCAGAACTTTGAGTACTGGAACAACCAGGATCTTGCCTCGTATGCTAACAGTTACGTGAAGGTAGTAGTTGAACAGAAACAAAATCCCTACTTGTTTAGTCATGTCATGGATGCATTGTATAAAGTCACACCAATAGACGTGACAGTTGTAGAAGATCATACAGAATTCAAAGCCAACACCGCAGTCAATACCGTAAATCAAGCCGAGGATACTCCATCGATCATTCGGAAATCCGTCGATGGTATGAAGATCCCAGCAAGCGTGGAATCAGACAAACTTAAGGCACTACTCCAAGAACTGTATATGGAAGCCCTTAATGAAATGGCGGCTCAATAATGTTACATTTCAAGAAACTCCGTTGGAAGAACCTATTAAGCACCGGAAACTACTGGATTGAACTCGATTTCACGGCTCATCAAAACACCCTCATCGTGGGAGAGAATGGGTCCGGGAAGTCCACAATGCTGGATGCACTGTGTTATGTTCTCTACAACTGTCCATTCCGCAATATCAACAAGACTGCACTTCCTAACTCCATCAATCAAAAGGAAACGGTAGTCGAAGTAGAATTTGAGACAGAGAACCACAAATTCAAAATCATTCGTGGAATCAAGCCAAACATCTTTGAAATTTATCGAGATGGGAAATTGATAAACCAGGACGCTGATACTAAGGACTATCAAGACTATCTTGAGCATTATATTTTGAAACTGAACTACAAGTCCTTCACCCAAATAGTAATCCTTGGGGCTGCGTCTTTTACTCCCTTCATGCAACTTCCGGCAGCAGATAGACGATCTGTGATCGAAGACCTATTGGATATCCAAATCTTCTCTATTATGAACGGGATCGTGAAAGGCCGGTTAACTGACCTCCAAAATAAGCGCGGAGAAAACAAGGTTATGATCGAGGGGGCGCATGAAAAGATCGCCATGCAAACCCGATATATGCAAGAAGCCCAACAAGGAGCGGAGAAACTGATCCAAGAGTATAAAGACGAGATTGACATTCACGCCAAAGAACTGCAATCCGTTGAAACGATGATTTCAACCTTGACGGCGGTAATCGATGGGTTGAAAGAGAGGATCAAGGATAAGAAAAAATTAGAACAAACCATTAAAAAAGCAACTCAATTCGAGGCACAGATTGAACAGAATCTCTCGAAGTTCAAACAAACAAAGAACTTCTTTGAGACCAATCACACTTGTCCAACTTGTGCTCAAACCATCGATGAAACATTTAAGGGACAACAACTTAGTACTCTGACAACCAAGGTCACTGAATGTGCGGATGGACTCGATCAACTCAACACCAAACTCCTAGAATACAATGCCCGTAAGACGGAGATCGAAAAGATTGAACGAGAGATCAGTTCACAGGAATCGATGGTGAATGTTCACCGCGAGACTATCACACAACTCAAAAAGTTCATGCAAAATTTAGAAGAGAAAATTGCAGCAGTTCGTGGAAAGCATGATACCGTTGAGCGCGAGCAAGAACGGCTAGAGGACCATAAAAAAGAACTGAATACACTAGAAGATTCTAAGAAAACTATCTTGGAACAAATCGCATATTATGAAACAGCCGGGACTCTGTTAAAAGACACCGGTATCAAAACAAAAATCGTTCGTCAATATCTCCCCATCATCAATACGATGGTGAATAAATACCTGGCTGCGATGGATTTCTTCGTTAATTTCAATCTTGACGAATCCTTCAAGGAAACGATTAAATCACGATACCGGGATGAATTTTCATATGCCTCGTTCTCTGAGGGAGAGAAGCAACGGATCGACATGGCCCTCATGTTGACCTGGAGAACGATTGCCAAAATGAAGAACTCCGCTAATACCAATATTCTGATCCTGGATGAAATTTTCGATTCATCGATGGATACGAATGGAGCAGATGAACTGATGAAAATTTTGCGCCATTTAGATGACGCGAATGTGTTTGTCATTTCCCACCGGGGGGATGTGCTACAAGATAAATTTGGGCATGTTATCAAGTTCGCTAAACAACAAAACTTTTCACAAATTGTATCTTGACATACATTGACAATGTTGATACAATGATTATTTTCATAGTGAGGTGACCATGGAAGAATTCAGTACAGCAGCACCATCGACTCAATTGCCCCCAACGGCGACTCCCTCCACAACATTTTCTTATAATACGGCAAGTGCCCCAAAGATCATCAAGAAGAATGTTGAGTTGCTTCCGCTGTACAATGATACAAATCCACTATTAGCGAAGAAAATGCCAGAAGTGGATTTCACCAATCCCCCCCAAGACCTTAATGAATTGGCAGAACGGCTCTTGGCAACCATGTCTCATTACGGTGGAGTGGGGTTGGCTGCAAATCAATGTGGGGTTCCATGCCGAATGTTTGTCATGGGATCGGGTATCATCGTTATCAACCCGAAAATTTTAACTACATCAGAAGAAATGGCGAGGGATCGGGAAGGATGTTTGACATTTCCTGGATTGACTCTTCCAATTCAACGTCCCGAAAAAATCACGGTTGAGTTTTATGACTTAAGCGGGGCCAAACAAACATTTGAGTATGGAGGTGTTACCGCACGAGTTTTTCAACATGAGTATGACCATCTTGAGGGAAAAGTCTTTACGAGCAAGGTAGGAAACTTGACCTTACAGATGGCTAAAAAGAAGAGACAGAAACTCTTCAAGAAAATAGAGAGAATTGTTGCCTTCAAACAACAACGAGGAGGAGCACGATGAAATCCAACTACACACATTTAATTTTGATCTTGGATAAATCAGGATCTATGGGTCTCCTGCAATCAGCGACTATTGAAGGGGTCAATAGTTTGGTTGCAAAACAAAAAGAAATGCCGGGAGATTTCACGACAGCCGTATACACATTTGATGGCTCAGTCGATGAAGTAGCAGGATTCTCCACTCTCACCCCTATGAATTATACCCCATATGGATCTACGGCTCTCTTGGATGCCTTTTGCCACGCAGTTGACTCCGAGGGGAGCAAACTCTTTCAAATGAAAGAGAGTGATCGCCCCGATAAGGTTGTAGTGGTAGTAGTGACTGATGGAGAAGAAAATGCTTCCCATAAACATTCTCTCACTGATGTGAAAAATCGAATCACTACTCAAGAACATCAATATGCCTGGAAGTTCGTATTTCTTGGTGCTAACATCGATGCATTTAAGGTTGGCCAATCATATGGATTCATGGCACAGGGGACTCTTCAATGGACCCCAACATTCAATGGGGTGAAAGACTCTTATGCAACCGTGTGTACTGCTATGGCATCCTATCGTAGTGGGGCATCTGATACGGTGAATGTACAAGAGGCTGATAAAACCACTGTATAATCAATAACTTACCCCCACTTGACATTATTCCCTCTGTTGTGGTATCCTCTTATCATAACGGAGGGAATACATGCTTACAGTTCAAACAAAAACTCTTCTCGGAAAATTGATGGCGACTGAAAATATCACAGTCGAACATCGTCAAGCCAGAACTGCTAAATTCAATCTGAAAACTCGAACTCTCACTCTTCCCATCTGGAAATTTATGGATGGAAACTTATATGACCTCTTGTTGGGGCATGAAGTTTCTCATGCCCTTCACACTCCCCCCGCTGGCTGGCATGATGCAATCGTTAAGCAAGACAAGAAAGCCAAAGCCTTCAAACATTTCCTCAACGTAGTTGAGGATGCTCGTATCGAACGGTTTATCAAAGACAAGTATCCTGGATTGCGAAAACCGATGATGGGGGGATATCGGACTCTTCTAGCCGAGAACTTTTTCGGGCTATCATCGGTGAGTGATTACAATGCTCTTTACCTCATCGACAAAATCAACTTAGCAACAAAACTCGGTTCTCTTGTGAACATTCGGTTCACCCAAGAAGAGCAGCCATACTATGATGCCGTGATGAAAGCAGATACATGGGATCAAGTGGTTGCTATCTCAGAAGAACTCTTCGAGTATTCCAAGAAAGAACAACAAGAAGGGGAAGAACGACAAAAGCAAGAAATGTCGGAGAGAATGAAAGAATTGTTGGAAGACTCTCTTGCAGAGCAAGATGAATATGATGATTATGATGAAGATGACTCGGACGAGGGAGAATCTTATTCGTTTGATGAAGAAGAGGGAGAGGGAGAGGGAGAAGAAGAAGAAGGAAACAGAGGCAAAGGGAAATCTTCCAGCGATGAAGAAGAGGGGGATTCGGAAGAAGAAAGTGAAAAAGGATCTTCGGACAAAGACAATAAGGACACTGAAAAAGCCGATGATAAAAACATCGAACGAAAAAAGGGAACGGGAGGAAAAGAAAAGTCTGATGCCAAGGGGGACAAGAAAGCAGATAGTGACCAAGCAGGAAAGAATGAGAGCATAGAAAAGGGGAATAGTGATTTCATTCCCCGCGCAAAAACTGATGAGTCATTCCGCGATGCCGAAGAAAAACTCGTTGACACAACGGCAAGTGACCCAGTGTATGTGAACATTCCTACTCCAAATGTAAAGGAAATCATCGTCCCAGCAACCAAAGTGAATTCTGGAATCGAAAGAAACTTGTTGGATAGTCAGCAAATGAAATCCTGGGCTATTGAACAATACAACGATTTCAAAGATCGAAATACCGACTACATCAATCTCCTCGTTAAAGAATTTGAAATGAGGAAAGCCGCAACAGCCTACAAGCGGTTGAAGGTCTCCGAAACTGGAGATATCGACATCAACAAGATTTCACAATACCGATTGCAGGATGATATTTTCAGAAAAATGATGAGGGTTCAAAAAGGAAAATCCCATGGGCTTGTGTTAGTGATGGACAAGTCAGGATCAATGTCAGACAACATGAAGGGAGCAATCGAGCAAATCGTTGTCCTGGCAATGTTTTGCCGAAAGGTGAACATCCCTTTCGTCGCATATAGTTTTACAACCTGCACATCGGCAATGCAACATGATTTCAATGGACGTATCCAGCCCCCCGTATTCACTATGAAAGCGGGGGATCTTGTCATGAATCACGAATTAAGTTTACGTGAGGTTCTGAATTCGAGAATGAATAGCAGCCAATTCACTCAATCAGTTATCAATCAAATAGCAATTGGGCAAGGATTCAGGGGAAAACTTCCACACATGAAATGCATTCCGTCTCATGAAGGAATGGGATCAACCCCACTTCACGAGACATTGGTTGTCATGCGCGATGTGGTCAGAGATT